CCGTTTGGAAATACATATTTAATGCTTCTGCTGGGTTATAACTCGTTCCATTACCTAGGTCAACTTCCGCTAGTCCGTCAACATCTAAAAACACACCGTCAGGAACCATTCTTGACATTACTTGTTGTAATTTAAGGTGCGTTAGCTGAATCATATCAGCAAATCCTGTAATCTTATTTACAATAGAATCAATCTTACCATTGTACATTCTAGGTGCACAAATAACATAATTCATTTCTACCTTAGTGGTATCGGCAAAAGGTCTTGTCATATTTTTTCCAAGCTCCCATTGTAACATTTGATTGTTACCTAGTATTTTTGCCCCACTATACAAAACCTCTATCGTTCTTGATACCTTTTTAAATGTATCGTTTTCTGGTGGATTAAATTCATCGCTTTTTTGCAAAGCCTTTTCTAAGCCATTAACTCCTTCTTTAATTTTCCAAACTTGATTGTTGTAAGTCTTGTATTCAAAATATAAAACTTGAACTGTATTTTTATCGTAGCCATTCCAACCAGTGATGTTTTCCCGATTGCCAGGCATTTCTTCTATTTTCTTTAATTCCTCTGTTGTTATATTGGGAAATTGCTTTTTCAATTCTGGAATAGAAACAGCTTTTACTTCTCCAACATAGTATATATCTTCAAAGTTAGGGTCGTCGGTGTAAGAATACACCATTCTTGCTGGGTCACAATATTCTGTCACAACTCCCTCTGCTTTATTCCAAGTTGTTTTTACTGAACCAATACCTAATACGGTTAAATCGTAATTAAATCTTTTTCTTATTTCTGTAAACTTATTCTTTGCAAGCACTTGGTTAATAGCCTCTTCTTCTGCTATTTCGATTGATTGCTTATAGTCAAGTTGCATATGTAAAGAAAGCTCTTTTTCATCTTGAGGTAAGTCTTGAGGATTGTCAGTATTAAATCCATTTACTCCAATAGCTGCCTCTAGCTGCATCATCTCTTCCTTAGCAACCATGTCCTCCATTAGACTCATTGCGTAGTCCGTTCTTTCTTTTAATGCTTTAGGGTCTTGTGCGTAAGCTTTTATTTCGTATTCTTTTTCTGTAATACCATTTGATACTATATCTACAAACTTAGATATAACGGGTACTGGTTTCCAATCCAAATTTAAATAAGATAAATCTCCATTAATAGCTAATTCATCTTTGTATTTCTGCACTGGCTGCTCACCTCTTGCATAAAGTCTAAGTGTGTGAAAGCTATTGTGATTGGTTGCAAATCTATTACCGCTACCTCCTTGTTGGAACCACTCAGCCTCGATAGCCCTGCCAACTTGTACACCGTACTCGTAGCTTGATTTTTCTGTGTCACTAACCACTTGGCTAGGAAATACACTGTTTGGATTTGCGCCTACGTTCATTTACTTTATTATTTTTGAAAACTTTCCAGAGTTGTCGTATCTCTTCAACCCTAAATTTATATTCTGTCTTACCACCTTATTTACAGGTGCGTATCTATTTTTGTTGCAGGCCATAATTGCAAGGCCCGAACTAATAGATGCATCGTGCTTCGTTCTATTATTTATATTAAATCTAGCCCAGTCTTCTAATGTTCTTTGGAAGTAAATATCTCCCATCTCATCATCACCTAAAACTCCAACAAGTTCCTCTATATATGTTTCTATTGCGGCAGCGTGAGATTGTATCATATCTTGGCTAGAGTTAGGAACTCCTCCAATATCTCTTTCCGTTATTGACAACTTGTTGTATATCTTATCTGGTCTATTCATAGAAAACCCTCTATAACCTCTTCTTTTAAAATGATACAGAAGTCTTGGTTTGTTATTCTCTGCAAGTATTGGCATACCGTAAAACACGCAAGCCATTAATACATCCTCAAAAAATATCTCTGCTGTTTGAGGTCTTGCAATATATTCTAAAAAGAAATGATTTGCAGGAGCATCCTCCATACTAAACTTTGTTAAACCATGAAGAGAGCCATTAGAACCTCTTTTGTCCACTGTTCCTGATATGTCATAACTATCACAACCGAAAGCCCCAAGGTGTTCATTCCCTGGATAAAGTATACCATTTTTTGGTACAACTCTATTTTGCATACCTAAAGGCGGAATCCAAGAAATATGAAATCTACCATCTTTGTGTGGCATAAACATAACTCTTGTGTCTTTAATTCCGTTCTCCCACTGAAAGTTTCCTTTAGTTACCAATGAGCTTGATGCCATAGACTCATTGTGGTCTATTTGCTGATATATTCTTGTTAAATTAAATAACGATTCTTTTGCTTCATCTCTAAAAGCGTGTTGTTCTGTTCTTGGGAATTGTCTGTAAAACTCATTTAATCCATCTTGGTCATCCTTTAAACCCGCTACTTCATTATTCCAAAACTGTATTACTCCTTGAGTTATCGGGGTTCCGTAGGGGTCTTCTGTGGGTACTTCAGGCTTATCGAATACAGGTATTCCATAAGAATCAATGTATCCCTCGTAGTTCCATTCCATAGGTATGAACAAAGAATATAATCCCGAGCTAGTCTGTCCGTTGGCGTTTCTTCTTGTAACGTCTGACCCATAATACAATTTTTTAAAATTATCACCACCTTTATCCAACGAGTTGCTAGTTGAACCCATCATACATTTACCAATTATTCTACTACCTAATCGAAGGCAGGTTTTAGTAACTCTCCAGTTATTAAGGATGTTGCTTGGCCTCTCCCATTTACCGCTCTCGTCATGTATAAGTAATTTCAGTTTCTCTCCATCGTAAGAGTTGTCTCCTGTGTTTTTCCAGTCAATTGTAGTATCCAATCCTTTGATATCTTCTGGTTTTTCATTAGAGTCAAGTTTCCTTCTTGTAAGCTTTGAAGCAGGTACTCTATATGCCAATTCTGTTTTCGGTCTATCCATACCATCTTGGATTGGCTTGAAGAAGAAAGGATAATTGATTGATATTGGTACAACCTTGTCGGTAAACATTTTCTTAGCATCAGGCCCTGACTTTGAAAGTATGCCGTATCGAGAATCAGTAGACATGGTTGCGAGATTAACAACTTCTCCAGATGACATAAATGAAAATCCACTCCGTCTGTTTTTAAGATAGTCCATTCCAAAGCATCTGTAATCGGCTTTGCAGGCTTCCCAGAATATATAAAACAATCTATTTGCTTCCCTAAAGTCTGGTGCTCCAATATCAATTTTTGACCATTGCAAATACATATAATGAGTCCCAGTAATGTAAGTGCTACCACCTTTATTATTAAACCAAAATCCTTGCTCTCTCCTTTCAAACTCCTTCTCAATGTAATCGTACCATTGCTCCTTAAACTCATCGGGATACTGCCCCCAATCAAAGATTGTTTTTATTCTACTTAATTCTTTAGGGTAGGCTATACTACTCCATTTTTTATCTTTAAAGTTATGAATCTTAGATTCAGCAGGTAATGCTATTTTAAGATTTTGTATCTCGTAAATCTCTCCTATCTTACCTGTTTTACTTATAACAACCATATCGTGGTCAGCATCGTAACCATACTTCCACGTTTTGTGTCTGTTCTTCTTTTTTATTGTAGCTGCCTTAATGTAATTGTCGAGAACTTTGTATAAAGTTTGTTCGTACATATTAATTAAATTTAGCCCTACCTTCAGCAAAACCCTTGAAATTACTTTTCTTGTCAGTCTCTTCTTTTGGTTTGTCATCCAACATATCCTCTTCTTCCTTAATTCTATTTAGAATTTCAAAAGCGTCGAATATAGCTAGTTTCTTTGTGGCTGCTGCATTCTTCAACTTGTCTGCTGTTAAGTCATCTTCTTCATCGAGAATAGGCTCTTTAGCTACTTTTATTAATTCCTCAACTGCTGCTTGCCCAGCTAGGATTATATTCCTCTTCGTTTCCTTTACGTCCATGTTTCGCAACAATGTTAATTAATTTCATACAATATAATAATTCTTCGTCAATAACAAACTCAAATTCTGATGTTGGTCTAAACGAAACTAAATCTTCTTTTTCTATACCTAATTTTGATAGTTGTTTGTTTCCAAACTTCAATATGCCAACAAGAGGCTTTTCTTTGTCAATTGAAAATATATCGTGGCTTACTAAAGGCTTAACAAAACAATAATCCAAATGAGGTATATTATCTCCGTACATATAAATCTGTTCTGGAGGGCAAGCGTACATATCTTCTTTAATAAAAGCTCTACTATTTTTTTCATTACCCCTTATATCGTAAAACCTTCTAAATATGTTGTGATGTATAACAACAATATCTCCAACTTTTATATCTGTCTTAATAGACATTGGCAAAGCTACAACTTCTGCAACTTTGCTAATGCTTTTATATTCTTCAATTCTAGTATTTACTATAAGGTCAACATCTCCAACTTTCTTAACGTTGTCGTATCTTCCGTTGACTGGTTTTACAATAAAATCATAAACACTCTTCATACGCTACCTATACTGCAAATCATACTCTATGGACACCGCCATATTGCTATTAAACTTTTTCCAAGGAAGAACCTCATCGTTTTTTATGATGTAGATGTTATAAGAATTATCTTTCTCATCAAAGAGAATGTTAGATATTTCGTGACCTCCGTACACTTGCTGACTTACAGCGTAGTGCATTGCATCATTTTTGTAATCAGAACCTATGCTGATTTTTCTTATAACACTACTCATTACTTAGATTTTAATTCCTCACCCTCAACGTCCGTATAAGAACCGTCGTCAAGATTGATGTTAACACGACCATACTTGTCCTCAAGGATAGTTTTGGTTTCTTCAACTTCTTTGTCAATATTCATTAACACACCCATTATTTCGTGTTTTCTTATCTCTAGCGTTCCTAAATCCTGTTTAATTTGGGATATTTTAGTTTGCTGCTCTCTGATTTCTTCTAGTTCCTCGTCAGTTATTCTCATTGCATTAAATTTGATTAGATTATCTTACTAATATTATTACCTATGTTTTATTGTTTGTCCGAACTTGTGCCATAGTAATAAGCAAATATGTTGCTGATAACAACACCTTCTATCATACCCATTAAGTGAACAAATAAATCATTTTCCATAACAGAAGGTTCGTACACTACGGCATAGATAATAAAAATAAAAGATAACAAACCTACAAGACCAGTAGCTACCATCATAATATCTTTGCTACCTGCTTTTTTTACTTCAACCTCCCTACTTCTTGCAGAGTCCCTATCCGCTATTTCTAACTGATACATCTCTTTAGCTTGACTAAGTGCTTCGGCTTTATCTTTAGGGCTAATAGTCTTGTCTGTTTCAATTAAGTTTTTAACTATTCCTAGAACTCCTGCATCGGGTAATAAATCACCTGCTATTGTTAAAATATGAGGAGCCGTCTTACCTAGAAAAACACCTAGCTTTGTATCTTTAAATTTCTTAGACATTGTATTTTTTATCTTTATATTTAGTACCTGATTTCTTATACGCCTCAGCTTCCCAAGGAGATGTTTTAGGACTAGCCATTGCTATCTTAGCATTACTTTTTGAGTAAGCCTTTCCTTTCCAGTAAATATTTTTTTCGTCGTAGTCTAAGTCTCCTCTTGACATTTGATTAATATGAACTTCTTCGTGCCTAATAACCTCATCGTGAAACTTTGGGTCTAACTTATTGTTTATTAAGATAGTTCCATTGTTATTGCTTTGACCAAGAATACCTGCCCCTAAGTCTGATTCATATATAGGTGTAGCATCTTTATTATATGGCGCACTATTTAACTTAAAAGGCATTTTATTTGCTAGCTTTCATGTGTTTACTAACTTGACTTCCGCACATTTTTAAACCACTATTCATCATAGGTTTTAAGCTAGAACCCATTGAAGTTCCACCCATCATTTTCAAGCCAGCCTCAGCGTTCTCTGAATAATTTTTTCTAGCAGAAGCAGTTAAGTCTTGGTTGCTTGCTTCTTTAATATCGTACTTTTCTGATTTTTTCATTTCTTATTTATTACTGTTAACATTTCCATTTTCTTCTTGAGTAGTCATTAGGACACATACCTTTCTCGTCTGGGGTTTTGCATTTTTTAATTCCTGCCGACCTTGCACAATAAGATTTTTTTCTAGCGCCACCTTCTGGCTGAGGTCTCTTCAAAGTCCCTCCAGTTTCCCTTTTATACTTAGCTTTCTCGGCAGATGTCATTCCTGATTTCTTCTCGTTAGAAGTCATTAAGAATGGAGAATTAAATTGCGTGTATGCCATTATATTATCGTGTACCTAGTTCTACCATGCTCCTTGTAAGCTTTTAAGCATCTACCTCTATTCTTATTAGGAGACACATACGAAACGTGAACCCAATTAGGATTTTTATTGTCCCCAAACTCCCAAATCATTTGGTCAAAGTCTAAGTTCTCTCTAATAAAAGCAAACATCTCGGCATTTGTAGCGTTACCGTATGAGTCATCTAAATCAAAAGCTTGACCTTTGCAATGCTGAGAAGTAGAACTCCCACCAACTGCTTTGTTTAACTCGACACTTCTAAAGAAGCTATTAACTCTTATAGGGCCATTTACGTGCACTCTAAGAGGCTCAAATATCTTTTCGGATATAGTACGCATATTTTCCAATTCGGTCTCTTGTGGCTCGTTATCTATGTTTAATCTTGCTGCGGTTGAACTGCGAACACCTTCTTTGTGAGATAAATGCTTACTTATGTTTTTCATTTCTATATTTTTTTAACAAGGAATACCACTTAAAAGCAGTGTAACCTATCGTCACTATTAATAGAAGTATTTTTAAAATGACCTCTATGTCCGACATAGTTACCATTACTACCAATCCATTGGTAATGTAAAGTTTCAAGTCCTCCATTGGGTTAATCCATCCCTTCACCGTACTTCCCTTTTGCTATCTGCGAGATAGGGCCTGGAATATAAGCTGGCATATTCTTAGCTAACAACTGAATACCTTTGCATCCACTACTAGAACCATACCCTCTTGGCATAATATCTACATTTAATGGGCCATCCCATATTGCATTTTGTCCTGATTGTGGAGCATACATTCTTTTGGTTTTCACCATTTTATTGCTTTTCATAGTTATAGTTTTTATTTTATTCCTCTTGCTTTATTTCCACCATACATCATAACACCCATTTCTCTTGCTCCGTTGTTAAAGTTTAAGTCAGTTGGGTTTTCTATTGGTAAACCACCTTCTCCTAATGAAACAGTTGGGTCTGCAACTTGTCTTTGAATTGGCTCTATTGCTCCAATTGCTTTATTTGACGCACCAGTAATTGGGTCGATAGCATCATTGAATGGAGTTGAACCTAATTGATTTAATATGTTCTTCATAATTATTTTATAATTTTTTTAAAATCACCAACCTTTACATCTGATTTTACTAAGTTAGATTTGTTCATTCTTCCTGAACTAAAAGATTTTTTGTTATCCTTTTTATTAAGATTTACAAGAGAAGATTCTCCCGTAACTGATTCTTCTGTTTCTTTTGGCATTGCTGCACTAACTGCTCTTGATTTATTTACCAAGTTTGCAATAGTAGCACCCATCATATCTCCTTTAGAAGTAGCGGTTGTTAAGTCAAAGCTAACTTCTTTAGCTATATCTCCTCTAGTCCTAGCTTTTTCAAAAGCATCTTTTCCTCTAGACATAACTTCTTTGTCAGCCCTATCTTGTTCTGTTTCCTCCATAGGTTCCATAGGAACTTTTGTGTTTGGAGAAACCATTTTAGGTGCAGAAGCATAACTTCCCTTCATAGAGAAAGGCGATTTTTTATTATTGTACATAATTTATATTGTTTTGTCGTTATTTACGTTCTTAATTGATTTTGATAAAACTTTGTGAGAGTAACTACCCCCCTTCATTATAACGTTTCTTTTTTCACTAGTAGGTATATCCTCCTCTCCAAGCATTATCTTGTACATTCTTTTAATTAAGTGTTTCCCTTTAAATGAAACTTTGTACACATTGCTCTTTGTTGTAGTTTTATTTCTTTTAGCAAATACCGTTATCCAATCATTATCTCTTAGCTTAGACCACCTTCTGGTATCCCAGCTATATGAGTAAACTCCATCTATAAAATCAAGTCGGTTAAAGAGGCCGATGCAGTCTAGGTAAATTAATAACTCTAAATCTGCGTTAGTTAGTCCATTGTTTTTGCAAGCCCATTGGCGTATTATCCTATAGTGCTTTAGTAGACTTAAATCCTTTATGTCATCGGCTTCTAAACGTTTCATAAAACAACTACAACGTCTGATTCTTTTATTAC